CAGCAATTCAATACTGGCATCATTATGACAACACTTTAATGAATATCGGTGGTGGAGGTGGAGGTATTTATGGTGGTTTTGCTGAAGAACAATTTGAAAAAGATGAACGCATTTTAGAATACTTAGAATCACAACACATTGATAACGAATAAACGAATAAACGAATAAACGAATAAACGAATAAACGAAAAAAACAAAAGAGTGTTTCCAGCACTTTTTTAATGATAAATAGTTATATAAGTTGTATAAGTTAAAAACGAAAGATACTGTTCAAGGTAAGTAATTTACAAAAAATTGAAATGCTTTTCATAGATAAATATGATGCACCACCACAAACAAACGAACAACAAACAAACAAACAACAGCAAAACCCCGATATAAAATGAATTACAATCGCTCTTCAAATCAAGTCGTGCAGGGTCTTTCGTTGATGATCCCGCGCGTCTTTCCCCAATGGGTTGACGAACAGACGTTCATTGGCATATTTGAACGTCAAAAATTAGGCAGAGTGTATAAAGTAAGTATTATCCACATGAAAAGCGAAAGTCGTCGCAGCAATATCCCGATGTACAAAGCAATTGTCTACTTCAGCGTTTGGTATGACAACATCTCTGCATACAACTTTCAACAACGCATCTTTGCCACTGGCAATGCGAGGGTTATTTACGACGACCCCTGGTATTGGGTTGCTGTGGAAAACAAACATCAACGCCTCAGCAACAATGACAAGCGGATTATGCGAGTGGCCTACCAAAACTACGTGAGCGAACAAAACGTCATTCGCCTAACCAATAATATTCGCGGTATAAAAACCCAATTGAGAGAAGTAAATCGTCAACTCTCGATTAACACCGACGCGATGAGTGAGTTAGGTGACGATAATGATGGGTTATCGGATACCGCAATTCAATGCGCAATGAACGTATTGTATGACGAATAAACGAATAAACGAATAAACGAATAAACGAATAAACGAATAAAGAAGAAGAAAAAATAAAAAGGGTCTTATGACTTTTTTATTTTTAAAATAATAACTTTGATATTTTTTTATGAAATATTGAAATGGGTAAAAAATATAAATATACTACTGACTAATATTGCCCATATAATACCCAATATTCTAGATTTTGTAAAAAGTGATGAAATAAACATAAGAATTGGATAAATAAATGAATACAATACAGAACCCCTAATATATAATTTAATATAAATACAACAATAATAAACGTCGTTTTATTACACATAACAAGGAATACTATCAATATCCATTATTTTGGTATTTTTTTTAATATCCTTCTTTTTTACAATAAATTTTTCAAAATAAGGTTTTTGTAATACATTCATTGGAATATGTTTGCTTACTGTTCGTGCAATCATTTTATACAATTTAAAATCAGGATAACGTTCATCACCGTTTTTCTTATAGAGGATATTACGTCCTTTATCATCTTTAATCCATTCTAACATAATTTGAGTTATTCTTGTTTTGGGTTCGTCAACCAAATAATCATATAACGCACATCCTAAGCGACACAAATCAAAACTATAACTAGGTTCTAATCTCGGTTTTTTATCATTAATATAAGGTTCGCAATTATATTGAGTTGCTGCATCACCATCTTTTGCAAAACTATCACTACATAATATTTGCCCACGAAATTTGTAAATTCCTCTTCCAAAATCTATAATTTTATAAATTTTTCCATAAGTCGGAACTTTATAATAAGTATGATTTATTTTATAATATAGAAATTTTTTATCAGTTTGTGAATACATAATATTATTCGTATGTAAATCATTATGTGTCAAGTGAAATGCATTTTGAAAGGTAATTAAACTCAACAAAATTTGCATTACAATAGAATCCCACATTTCATCGGTAATATCGCCATTATTCATCAAATCATCTAAGGTATTTTCGCAATGTTCAAGAGAGATAACTTGAACTGGAAACGATTTAATTTTGGCAATAAGTTCATCATCATCCCCTTCACTATATTCATCACTATCACTACAGTCTTCATAATCATCGTCGTTTTCATCGTCGTTTTCACTATCACATTCATGACTATCGCAATCATCCTCATTTTCATCACTATCACATTCATTATCGTTAGCATCGCCACTTCCGTCAATATTGTTATTTTCATTAAATGAACCTGATGTATTTGATGTTCTAGAAGAACAAGAACTTGTCTCACTTTGCAGTTTTGTTTTTTCATGTTCATTATTTATTGTTATTTCAACGTCGAATGGTGTTAATTCATAATCACTAATATCTTTCATGATATCATTTTCGCATTTTGTATCTTGTGATACAATAGTATCGATATCATTTAAATCACAAATATCAGATAAATTTAATACAAGAGTATCATTATCTTTGGTATTATTGTTATTTTCTCCTGAACTAACGGATTTATCATTATTGTAATCTATAACGATTTTCTTTCTATAATTCCGTGTATCTGTATTTAAACTATCCACATCAATATGTTCTAATTCATATAGAACCTTATCATTTTTTCTAAAAAAAACAGAATCATTTAGATAATCAATATCATCAATAATATTAATTCGGAAGTCATTCTTTATTGCCAGGAAGGAACCATAAAAATCCAATCCATTTACAAACCCATGCTTATGGTAAAGTTGACTAGTTAAATAGGTAAAAAAACTATCAATATAAGCAGTATTATTATAGTGATTTACTTTAGAATTACAACTGGATGGGTCTGTTATTGAATTGAGTGATGGCAAATTAAATAAATTTTTATTCTCAATATCATATTTACCAAGTAAATATTTGATAGGGTCTAATAAAGGACTGAATTTTAAATATGTTTTTTTCTTTTCACTCTCTTTAGAATTATCGTTTTTAATAATACAATCAAAAATATTATTCGTTTCCTGTGAAGTAAGTGCATCTAAACTTAATGGATTATTTAGTCCAATATGCTTATAATTGGTTTGATTTAATGAAAAATAGCAATTATAAAGAGGAATATAATTTTGAGGTTTCTCAATACCAAATGAAGGATTTTCCTCTAAACTGTTAAATAATCTATGATTATCATTTTTTCTGTAGTTAAACTCCATTATTACTTGTATTATATATAATTTATTTGTTTTTTAACTCATTACTCTTTTATATATTTATTTTTTATCTATGATGATGCGGTATTTCATTTTCTTTATTTTCTTAAAGCATTTTAAACATTAAATGACATTAGAATTAAAAAAATTTGATATGCGACACATTAGTTTTAAACCCGATGAAAATAAAGGTCCTGTGGTTGTATTAATTGGTCGTCGTGATACTGGTAAAAGTTATTTAGTAAGAGATTTATTATTTCATCACCAAGACATTCCTATAGGAACAGTTATTTCTGGGACTGAAGCAGGTAACGGATTTTACAGTTCGCATGTTCCAAAACTCTTTATTCACGAAGAATATAATTCATCTATCATTGAAAATATTCTTAAACGACAAAAAACGGTTTTAAAACAAGTGAAAAAAGAAATGGAACAATTTCGACGCTGTAATATTGATCCTCGTGCTTTTGTTATTTTAGATGATTGTTTATATGACGCAACTTGGACAAAAGATAAAATGATGCGATTGCTTTTTATGAATGGGCGGCATTGGAAAATTATGCTTATTATTACAATGCAGTATCCACTCGGTATTCCTCCTAATTTACGGACGAATATTGATTATGTATTTATTCTACGCGAACCGTATATTGCCAATCGTAAACGCATTTGGGAAAATTATGCAGGTATGTTTCCAACATTTGAATCTTTTTGTCAAGTGATGGATCAATGTACGGAAAATTTTGAATGTTTAGTCATTAATAATAATTCCAAATCTAATAAACTACACGACCAGATATTCTGGTATAAGGCACAACATCATGCCGATTTCAAGTTAGGATCAAAAGAGTTCTGGGAGTTGTCCAAAGATTTAAATTCTGACGATGAAGATGATGCATACGACCCCAACAGTGCCAAGAAACGCGGGCAGGGTCCAAAAATCAGTGTAAAAAAAACGTCTAAGTGGTAAAAAGACGGTTTACAATTTTTCAAATTATTTATTTTATTTAGACCTTTACTGTATACCATTCAGGTTTTTCACGTAATTTTTTCCAACTAGCGATTTTCTGTTTTTCTTCAGACATATAGTAATTGCGATACGATTCAACAGGATCATCTGTTTTGTATTGGTCGGGCATTGCAAGTGCAAACGGCGTTAATCCTTCTTTTTCAAAAGAATCATCTGATGGCATATGTTCTCTCAAATACTGAGCAATCAAATAAGATTTATGTTGTTTTGTCACAGGGTGTCCATATCGGTATTTCCATTCGGCATGCATTTCGTCAACTAAATCCAATGTCCACACATAATTCGCCTTTGATTCACGGCACCAAATAGTTACCGGATGGTTCTTGTGTGCCATTTTATATAATTTTTCATTGCTTTCATCATCGGGTGAAAGAACACGTTTTGCTGAACAAAGCATCTGCACTGCTTCTAATAAAATCTTGCTGATGTGTTTATCCATCATAGATTCAGCAATTTCTTTTTTAATCAACGAGAGAATGAACAAATTCATTTTTGGTGGGATTTCGTTAGCGTTAGAGTATTATATTTCATATGTAAATAGAGTAATAAAATAAAAAAGCATTTCAATTTTTTATTTTATTTATTTAGTATTTGTTCTCATTTAATCATTTCTAGTCTGAAATATCGTCAAACCATTTATACAGCAGCGTATCTTCGTCCAAATATATTTCTTGTCCTTTTTCGTTTGTCATACATTCACGGTAATGATGAAACTTAAATTCACTTCCTTCATAACTGTCATAGGTTATCTTGACACTCTGCAGAATAACCACACTCGGCACATCATCTGGAATTTCGGCATCATTCAAATAATGCGTATAATAAATGACACCCATTTTTGCCCAACGGTGCGTATCATTTGAATGTGGCGAATTCAATAGTTTAAATCCATCCGGAATTGTTTCGTGCCATCCTTGAACCATACAACCATGATGGTGTTCGGCGCAATACATAAATGTATAATGCATATTTTCAAGCATCATTTTATATGGTTTCTTTGTAGTGATGAGGGTTTATATTGACATTGTTTGAACGAAAAGGATTTCAATTTTTTAAAAATTAATTGAACCTAATAAATAAATAAAAGGTGCTGATAATGCAGATATATGACACCAAGCACTTGCAAATTGGTTTGTAAGTTCTGTTCCATCAAAAATATAGTTTAATTTTTTAATATTGTATTGTTTATGATAAAAGTATAACCAAGTAAATGTATACCAACCTATTATTATTAATTTATATTTCCAACCAATATTTGTTATTGCCGCGATACCTACAGTTAATATGTATATCCATCTATAAAAACCAGAATCAAAACCCCATTCTATATGTTTTATTTTTTTAGAACAATCTATTTTGGGTAATTTATAAGTTAAATAAGAAATAGACAATAAACCAATTAGTATACCTATGATATTTTTATTGATTAAATACAAACCAATACCCTGTGCTAAAGCATGAGACGAAAGACTAAAATAACCAATATATCCTCCTATTTTATTTAATATACCACAACCTGTATCATACCACATTAAGGCCTCTGCTAATTGCATAAAAGAAAATGTAAAAAGTAACGGATAAAAAAATAAATCAAATTTTTTATTTCTTTTAAACATTAAATATGCAGAAGTCCAACCGATAACTAACGCAATTATTGATGATTCTAGATTATAACACATATATTTCCTATATTTACTATATAATTAATTTTTTTGATACATAATACATATTATATATTTTGTTATAATATACAATAATGAACCATTATAATT